CATCGAAAGATTACCAGGAGAATATATTTATATTCATCAACAACTCAATAATAGTGAATCTGATACAAAAAATTCATTAAGAAAAATTAATGGACATGGTGATTTTATTGACAATTTTGATGATGACGCTTTAGATGATGTATATGAAATTGTTGGTGCTTCTATGGAAGAATACAATTCAAATGTTTTCAACACTTATATTTTGGATTTGCCATTCTATTTTTTTAGAGCCCCAGAACTTTCTATACCTATGTGTGCATTGAAAAGACAAAAGGTTGGATTACGATTAAAACTAAAAGAATTTAATGATATTATTTTTGGAGGAAAAAGAACAAACTATCACACTGGTAGAGATGTTACATCAAATATTCAATCAGTGTCTCTAGAGGCTACATTTGGTTTCTTAGAAGAAAATGAAAGAAAATTTTTAATGACACGACCCATGGATTATGTTATTACACAAGTTCAATATGCTCAATTCAATATGCCATATCCAATGAACAAAAAGAGTGTTATGCTTAATTTGAAAAACCCAGTAAAAGAGATGTATTTTGTTGTTCAAAATGACACATATAAACAATACAATAATACACTAAGGTTTCAAGAAATAAAAAGAGCTGAACTCAGGTTTAATAATCAAGTTGTATTTGATGGAAATAGAGAATTCCTTGTATATGATCAAGCAATTGAACACCATGTAAATATTCCAGAACAAAGAACTATGAGATATAGATTTAAACACAACAATTTTATTGAATTTGATACATCTTCTGAATTTGGAATGTACAGTTTTGCTTTAGAACCGGAAAAACCACATCCAACAGGACAAGTTAATATGAGTCGTATAATTCATCAAATGTTTACGATAGAAATAGAACCTGAAATAATGGACGTATACTGCCCCAAAATGTATGGTCATATTTTACCAAAATCAGATGCAAGTGAAGGAGATATACCCATATTATTAAGATATCAAATGGGTAGGAAATCGCCACCAGTAAAAAGTTTTACCAAAAGTAAAGACAATAAAGTTAGGGTTTATGCAGTGAATTATAATGTTCTCAGAGTGGCGAGTGGGTTGGCTGGTCTAAAATTTTAAAAACTGTTAGTAGTAGGAATGGCTGGTCGTCTTCAGATTGAATCAGTCGGTAAACAAGACAGGTTCTTGACAGATGATCCAGAATTCAGTTTTTTTACACAAATCCATAAAAAGCATACACACTTTTCAAAACAAAATATAAAAATTGAATCACCCAAACCGGTTAAATTTGATCAGATATTAAGATATAGAATACCACAAAATCAAGGTGATCTATTGTCAAAAATTAGTTTTGAATTTGAAATGGATCCAGTAATTCTATTTAATCATGGGTATGTAGATTCTTTTGGACATGCATTGTTTGATTATATTGATTTATACATTGGTGGTGTTTTAGTAGAGAGAATAAATACAGATTATTTACAAATTCATTCTGAGCAAAGTATTACACAAACAAAACAATATGGTCTTTCCAAAACACTTGGAAAATCAGTGGTTCAAGATGCAACCGATGACTACACAAGACAATATGCAGTTGTCAATTATAATAGAACACAAAAATTTGTTGTAAATATTCCATTTCACTTTTATCAAAAACCAGAACTTGCTATTCCAATTTGTGCGATCAAAACACAAGAAGTTGAAATTGAAATAAAAACTAGAAGATTAGAAGAACTCATATTATCAAAAAATTTCAAAAAATTTGAATACCCAATAACACCTTATCAATCAGCATATGATTTAAATACAAATCAAAATATTCTTGACATAAAATACATTCCTAATTTAGATACAAACCAAAAAGATGGAACAACTTTTGGTGGTGTGGGAATGATTACATCACAATTAAGAATTATGAATAGGTTAACACCATATATTTGGGCACATAAAGGTGATAAAATTGAATTCTATGGAGTAAATAATAAATATGTTAGGGAAAGTATTGAAGATTTAACTATTGAATCAATAGCATATACAAGATTTCAAACAAACTTTTTATATAGACAAAATGACCCATCTTTCCCAGAAACACAAAGAATTACAAGTGGTAGAATTATTGGCACAGGGACACAATTCCACTCTCGGGGAATGGGTGTATCTACAGTTCCCAAATATAACGAATATTTCGTTGGGGACCCAGAATTTGGAAATGTTTATTCATACATTAATAATGATTTAGTGTCAGATATAAATATTGGTGCAGGTTATGGACAGTCAGTGTGGGTAGATGATGAAGGTATAAAAGTAGCTGTTGGATTTACAAGTAATACAGATCCATCTCATATTACAACTTTTGAAAATACAATTAAAGTTTTAGACTACACGGATGATCAAAACCCATTTGTGTATAAAACACTCACTGCTGCAGAACCAACTGCACAATTAAGATACACAAGAATATCTGGTGATGGTACACATGTTGTTGCTTTAGATATTGTAAATAGTATTCTATATGTATTCAACATTGAAGCAGACACACAAACATCAATTAATGTCATTGAAAATAATGCTAAGTTTGATATTTCAAGTGATGGTTCTAGAATAGTTGTTGGTATTTTTGGTTTATCCCAATACAGAGTCTATATAAGAGAATCTGGTCAATATAATATTGAATATAATAAACCAGTTGATAATACTTTAGGAAATGCAGTTCATGTAGCAATGTCAAGGGATGGTGAAACAATTTATCACACTTCAGATTATAAATTAAAAACAGTTTCATTAAAAATTCTAGATGATGTAGAAGTTAAAAATTTCAAATTAAATGCAGATTTCATTTTATTGGATCAATATGAAAAATATAAAGTCATGAATACATGTAGAGATTATGCATTTACACAAGTTCAACAAGCCGATAATCAACTCATTCCATTGGGTGAATATGATTGGACTGCGAGAACTAATTTTATAAATCCAATAAAAGAATTTTATTTTGTTTTCCAATGTTTAAGATTTAGTAATGATATGATATTGTCTGCTTGTAATTATGACAACATTGGGGTAGAAGTAGACTATCAATCAAACATTAACTATTTTGAACATATTTATGATATGCGAATGATATTAGATAATGAAGAAGTTCTTAATGATGAATCCGGAAGAGCATTCTTCTTAAAATCTATTCAAAGTGGGCTTCATCATAAAAGAACACCAATGTCTAGACGATTCTATTCTTACTCTTTCGCAACTGAGCCTGAAAAAGGTATGCCCACTGGCCAAAGAAACTTTAGTCTCATAAGAAATCAAATATTTAAAACAAAATTAGTTCCACAAAGTATTTATCGTAGAGAACTCAGAATATATGGATTAGGTTACAATATATTCAGAATATCAGATGGAGAAATTCGTATGTTGTTCCCATATAGATGTGTTCCTGTTCCTACATCACCAAATAACAGTATTGGTCCAAATGATAGAAAACCATTCTTATTTGCGAATGGTGAAGGATACATTGTGCCTTGTGAATGTCCAGATATTATACCATGCCCTAGCCCAGACGATGTCCCTGGGGATGGATATCCTCAGCAATAGATGTAGCACATTCCCTAGCCAATTTATCAACCAATTCATTCATTGGATTTCCATTATGCGCTTTTACCCAACGCCATTCCACAACATTCAACTGTTGTGAAAGGGTGTCCATCTTAATCCACAGAGGCATATTTGCAACTGGCTTACCAACAGATGTTTTCCAACCATTGTGTTTCCATTTGTGTATCCATTGAGTTATTCCCAATTTAACATAATTACTATCCGTATAAATAGTTATTTCCTTCTCTCCAATTTTTATACATTCCTCGAGAGCTTTAACAACAGCTGTCATTTCCATAATATTATTGGTAGAAGTATGGAAACCACCTTTCAAAGTAAATTTGTCCTTACAAACCGCTGCCCATCCACCTGGACCCGGATTGTTAAGACAACTACCGTCTGTGTATACTTCTATCATTAAGTGATTAATGACTTATTTTTTTATATTAAACATTCTTCAAATTGGTTTTTTCGAACGCCGCATATCCAAGAGCAACCGCGATAATAATCACACTGACAATAAGAATAATATATCCAAAGTGAAATTTATTGTTTTTTTCTTTAGGTTTCAATGAACCAGCCATTTTATATATACTATCTACTGGATATTTTTTTTATTGAATAATATTAACATGACACTCAGTCCAAATACAATTGCTGCAAA